TCTTCCCTCGTCATCACCCATAGTCACATTAGCACCCGGCTGCCCGACCATAGAGATATCGTCCAGTATTACATCGGCGCCCCCAGAAGACATATATTCCTCGCTGCTGAACTGTGTCTTATTCTTAGTTACAAAATCAAATAGCTCCTGCTTGGTTATATTCTCACCGTTTGCGGTCTTTTCCTGAAGTATCCTATCTATACCCATGTTTTTAATCTGTTCTGTAGATACCCCTGCTTCAGGCAGGACACCTACTGCTTTACCCTTCTTAGTAATACTAAACACTAACTCAGGCCTTAGCTCCCCCTTCTTTATCGAACGTACAGCTTTCTCTGCTTTTGAGTAGAAGCCTAGGTCGTCTACGGGAGCTGTTAGCTGGGCTTTATACGCCTCGTCTGCCCTAGTTTTAGCGGCTTTTTTCAATGTCTTCTTGATGTCTGCGTCAGTTCCTATGTAGGCGTTCACGGTGCCCCAGCTGCCTTTTAGTCTATGTCTCTTACCTACCGTATCGCCGATATCCTTTCCGAAGTCGTGATTAACGAAAGTAACGCCCATCTTCTTCCAGAATGGGTACGCTGTCTTCGTTATATCATATATCTTGAACGGTTTATTTGAGAACTCAGAGGCTACAATCGACTCAATCGCTTTTCTAGCATGCCCTTGCTTCCTTTTGCTCGTAGGTATCTTGATATCTACAATACCCCGTATCTTATCAGTAGCATCTTCTGTAAACAGTTGTATATTACCTATTTCTTGGTCCTGTGCGTTAGCGAAGTCCTCATCCATGTTTTTCATGTCGTACAGGGTATACATCCTACGTGTTTCGTCTCCTTTGGAGTTACCTGAGCGCATACCGCCAACTAATGCTATATCATCATTCGACATCTGGTCTATCATGCCTGTTTGGTGTCTTTCTAACGGTTTTGAAGAGCTTTTGTATTCCTCACTCATCTGCTTAGGGGTGTTCTGTGCGTTGTCTCTGAAGAACTGTGCCCTTGCTTTGTTTCTCTTGTCTTTATAGGCCTTTTTAGCTGTGCCTTGTGCTTTTTGAAACGCTCGGAACTCTTCTGTAGTATATGAAACGCCTTTCTCACCTGGGAAGTTGCCTTTTTCGTCTCTAATGAGTTCTATAGGGGCTTCTGCCTCTAGTCGCTTGTTCCAGTCTTCCGTAGTCTCGTTAAGACGCTCTTGCTCTAGTGGGGTTAGCTCTTTGTCTTCAATTAGGCTTGCCTTGTAGCGCTCCTCATCCGTACTCTCCATCTTCCACTGAGTTCCCTTGTGGTCTTTGATGATTGGCTCGTACAGGGCTGTGTCATTAGTACCCATTTGGCCGGGCATAGTGCCCTTCAGCTGCTCCGGGGTCATTCCCCTACGCCCGCCATTTTCTACCGACATGCCTGTCTCGTTAGATTCCTGCTCACCTAGTAGTCTCACATACCGATCGTGCGCTTCTTCCCTAATCTTTTCTGCACTAGTCAGCCACGGCATCTCTGCCTTCACCTCTTTTATGAACTCCTCTGGACTACCGCCTCTTGCAAAACCCTCTCTTTGCTGTACGGCATGCTGCACCTCGTGAAGCGTTGTCTCTAAATCACTGTCAGTACGAGTCTTTAGGTCCTTTTTACGGTTGGCTAGGCGTTTCTCTAGCTCTTCAATCTGTTTTTCGTTGGTTTCCCACGACTTTAACTGTCCCGGGAACACTTTATCACTCTTCTTAGGGTCTGCCTTTAGGTTTTCAATTCTTTCCTCTAGGTCAATCACGTCTTTTGCAGCGAGTCCTGCCGTTGCGCCTGGGCCTGTCGCGTTTGCACCGAAACGGTTTAAGTTTAAGTACAGAGTGTCGTTTTCGTCGTTGTAGTACCCTCTCGAGCTGCTCCTACCTTTATAGAACCTAACTTTCGAGTCTTTCAGACCAGGTGCAACTTTATACATCTCATCGTGCTTAAGTATCTGCCCTAGCTTATAATCGTGCAAATCCGCAGCACCCCCTCTAGATTCTATTACGCTTACTCCCTCAGCGGTCAGTTCTGCGCTTGCATCGTCCACCTCAAAGCGCCATTTGCCGTCACCCTTCTTCACAAACCCTGTCTCTTCCCAGATTTGCTGCATAGGAGTGCCCTCTTTGTCCATATCCTCGGCTGTCGCTCTCCAAGACTGCTGTACTAGGTCCGGTTTTGGCATAGATTCTAGGGTTTTGTCGCCCATCATCATGCTACTAACATTCAACTCTGGTGGGAATATCCCTGGGTTGTTCTGAGTTATTTTGTCTATCTTATCGAGTAGTGCAGGATTGTTTAACGACTCCCGGGCTACACCAACACCGCCGCCACCAAGGCCTGCGATACCTTCACGTGCAGCTGAGTTCGCTATCGCTACATCGTCAAGTTTACTTAAATCTTGCAGCCTAGCATCTTGGTCAAAAGCCTCTGAGCCTGCTCCTGAAATAGTCTCTGTGCCGGTACTACCTATTACCCTAGTTAAACCAGGTGGTAATATCTTATTAATATTTTTGAATACACTGCTTACCTTGCCGCGAAGCACATACTTATCACCAAAGCTCTCCATTAGAACGCTACCGACCGAATCTACTGTGATACGTGCTCTTTCTTTCAGGGTAGGCTCTCTACCCTTCTCTTTCACAAACGCTGCTAGGTTTTCTTCATCTTTCGCTGCTATCAGGGTTACTTTTGTAGCTGCTCCGCCGTAAGCGAACGCAAGCATATAAGGTAAGTTTTCTATAAACGAGACTGGTGCTAGTTCTGGATTATCTGAGACCATCTCAAGCATGCCCGATAGGGTTCCTGTAACACCACCCCCGCTATTTTTATATGTCTCTGAGAACTTCTCGTCCGCCCTGTAGTCCTCAACAGTTCTCACAACGTACTCATCCATCGAGGTCTTGAACCGCTCTATGTTTTCATGGGCGTGTTTATACTTCTGTACGTCTTTGTTAATACCGTGCAGCTTATTTCCGGCCTCACTGTTCCAGAAGGCCTTCTCGTCCACATCAAAATCTTCGTAATTCTTGCTAGCTAGCGCGTTGTACTCGTCCTGTATGCCTTGGAAGTCAGGCTTTGGTTGCTCGACGCCTGTTTGGGAGTATGTATCTCCTGGTGCAAAGGGTATGTTTGTAGGGAGGGCTGTGTAGTTTTGTTCTGCGAACTCTGCTGCTAGTGCATTAGCTATAGAAGTGTCTGTACTCAACAAGCGGTGCGCGCCAGATGCCATGTTTCCAGTAACCGTTGTCGCGCTTTGCGCAAACTTGTTTACTGTATTACCAAAGGACGGACTCAGTAGCTCTTCGTCTGTTTTGTCAGGAAACTTTTGCCTAAGGGAATCTAGGTGGGCTATTTCACTGGGTGTTTCTGCTACAGTAGGTGTGTATGGGTCTACCCAACCTTCGGGTAGTATAGAAGAGGCCAGGTTCTGGGCGCCTTCATCGAAGTCAGATGCAAACTCAGTCGTGCCGTCGAGTAAAGACTGTAGATACGACTCTTCGTTGTCCTTTTGTATCTGCTGTGTTCCGTATCCCTTGATTCCGTCTGCGATATTACCCATAGATATAGAGTGTTTGGTGATTAGTTGTGAGTATTGTACCTAATAGTACTTCATTTTTCTACGGGGGCGCCATTCTGCCCCTACGTCCTCGTCACTCGTTAGCTGTAGGAAGTTGCCCTCTCGAAAGCGCATTAGTGCCATCGTCATTGAGTCTACCTGGTCGTCGTGGTCACCTGCCGGAAATGCCTGAACCTCGTCAATTAAATCTCTCGCCCACAATTCGTCAGGCGCCCATACCATCCCAGAGCGGAAAAAGTCACTTACGGAGTGTAATCGGGTGATTTTATCCTGCCCACCGCCACCTTTTCTCTTCCCCGGACTATATTCCTGTACTGGAATGCCCCTGGCGCGCATCTCTTGAGCTAGTGGCCCGCCTGAGCCTTTCGCTTCGACTACTACTGTGTCGGGCTCCCAGTATGCATAGAGTCTATACGCCTCGTCTTTGAGTTCTGGAAACTCAAACCTGTCGCGCACCACATCTAACATGACCACATGCGCTTCGCGCCCGTCATAAGTGTTCTTTTCCCCGTTTTTACGCTCAAATTCCCCGTCTGGATAGAAAACACCCCAGGTTGAGATGACTGAGTAGTCCGCAGTCTCTCTTTTTGAGTAGGCTGTGTCGTACGATTGTATTATGTAGGAGCACTGAGGTGGGGTTTTGTGAGGCCACTCCATCCACCAGTCCTTTTTAACGATTGCGCCTTCCGTTGCAGTTGGATTTTGTAGCCATTCGGAGTTCCAGTGACGCGCGTCAAGGGAGTTTTTAACCTTTTCGAGTGCTTCTGAGGTCCAGAACTCTGGCCAAAGCGGTTTTCCTGACTTAGGCAGCACTGCAGGGAACTCAATGACCTCCCACTGGTCTGCTTTAGGGTTTTTAGTCTGTTCTTGGAGTAATTTACCCGTTAAATCCTTGACCGACCAGCGAGTTTGCACCACGAGTATGTTTCCACCCGGCATTAAACGCTGTCTTGGGCCTGCTAGGTAGTATTCCCACACATCATCGAATACTTTAGGTTGCGATACGCACGATTCAGTGAACGGGTCATCGATAATCAGTAGGTCTGCACCACGGCCTGTTACAGAAGAGCCGACACCCGCGGAAAATGACTCTCCGCCCTTGTTGACCTGCCAGCGGCCCGCTGATTTGGAGTCTGAACGCACTTCAATGCCTGGGAATACGTCTTTAAACCTGTCTGAGCCGATTACATCCTTCACTTGACGACCGAACTTCACTGCGAGCTCCGCGACATTCGCAATGTTCATGAGTTGCGCTGTAGGGGAGTTGCCGATAAAGAACGCTGGCAGGTATTGGGAGGTTAAATAGGACTTACCATGCCTCGGAGGCATGTTGATAATGATTCTTTTGTCATTTTCGTGTACGATTTTATTGAAAGCTGCGCCCATTATCGCGTGATGCCTGCCAACCATGAAGTTTGGGTCCATGTACTGACAGAATGTTATGAAATCCTTTCTACAGAGTTCCATATGCTTACGATGTGCGAGGTCCTCTCTCAAGGAAAGCGCTTCACGGAGTTGTACTTCCGTCAATGTGGTGTAGTCTAGCTGTGTGGTGTCTTCTGCCGGGGCTTCCGTAGTGACTGCAAAGGGGTCGTTGTTACTCACCTGCGAAATCCGCGTCGCTAAAAGGGAGTTCTTCCTCGGCTTCAAATATCTCTGCTCCGGCCTCCACTAAAGGAGTTACCTGGTTGCCTTCTAGTGCTTGTAATCGAGCAATGACTTCCGCTTTAGATATCTGCTCCGCTCCGTCGTCTTTTACTTCTTCAGCCTTCATCTTCGGGAAGCAATACGCGGCTACCTCTTTGTGACACTGGATTCTATCCTTGATGTCGACTTCCTCGTCCATAGCCAGCTCGGCCATCGCTAGTACAGGGTTGTAGTTGGGGTAGTTAATTGCTAGCAGATTTGCTACAAATTTTTTTCGACTTGCCATATTCTCCTTTGGTGCACGTTTTACTGTGAGTGTTTAGTTTAGCATATTAAAAAATTTTTAACAACCCTAATTTCACACTTAAGATTGCTAGAATCGAAATTTTCACGCAGAGAACCCGGAAAAGTGACTGGGACTCCGCCGTTGCTGTGCGGGGGGGTGGGTGGCGCGTATCCTGTCGATTTAAAGTGCTACCCCCGTCGAATACCACGCAACACAGCCCAAACACCACGCCACGCGCGCCAAAACGTGCCCTTAAACGTGCGATTATAAGTAACCCGCGACAAATACCCGCCGTCGATTTAAAGTACTTTAAATGGGCGATTTAAAGGGCAACACGCGACGCGCGCCACGCAATGCCCGCAAAGGGGCGCCCGCGTTTTCATTTCAAATAACACGCAACACGCGACAAGCCCCGCGCGCCAAGGGTTTCCGGTGTCCTGAAACGGGGTTATTAGTGGCGATTTAAAGTTTATGTGTTAAATAGTGTTTACTAAGTGTGAAATTAGGGTATTATCCGCCCATGGATTGAGCGAAACGCGCCACGCCTTTCCTAGTACCACCTCTTATAGAGCGCATTAATAATAAGGAAACAACACCATGACTATATTAAACGAAACACTAACTACATTGCTAGCGACATACAGCGCGGGTGATATTAACAATGAGTTGCATAACATACAGCAACGCATTAACCGTATTGCAGAATTAACGGCGCAACGCGACAGCATTAACGCAGAACTAGCCGGACTAACGGACGCGGTAGCAATAGAGACAGCAAGTGAAACAGTAGCAGAATTAACCGGCGCTATTGAATTAGAGCAACGCGAATTAGCGCGCCTTGTGTCAATATCTAGCGGACGGGCTAGGGGTATGACGTTAGGCATTGAAATCGAATTTATTGCCCCTATGCATATGAGTGCTTTTAGAGATTGCGTACAAGAGCAACTAGACACCACTACAAGCGGTGTTAGAATTTCAAGACAGACGGGCGGGCTACATAACAACACAGCTCATATGTGGCAAATCGCAAGTGATTCTAGTATTCATGCGGGCGCCGGATACGGCATGGAATTAATAAGCCCTATTCTAAAGGGTGAAAAAGGATTAATGCAAGCCGTCGCAATCATGGATGCAATAGAGCACTGTGGGGCGTATGTTAACCGCTCATGTGGTGTTCACGTGCATTTTGGTGTGGAGCGCATGAGTTATGCAAGCGTTTTGCGTATCATTGAGACGTATGCCTTAAATCAGGAGTTGATAAAAAAGACACTACCGGCAAGCCGTCGCAATCAACACTTTATTAGAGACTTACCAATCAATGCGAATGACTCTACAGGATTCGATACTTACGGCGCATCGCTTGCACGCTTTCAAGAATTTGCATCCGGTAATTTTTCAACGCAAGAGGTGGTAGCAAATATGGGCGGTAGTACTAGCTATCACGATAGCCGTTATTTTGCGGTCAATCTATTAGGCGCATACTCTAGACATAAAACAATCGAATTTAGAGCACTAGCCGGCACTGTTGAAAGTGAAAAACTTGAAATGTGGGTACGCTTTTTACACCTAATCGTAAAATCTGCAGAAACCAATCGCAACACTAATCGCGCCTATGACAACATTACGGAAATGTGCAACACGCTAGCAGATAAAACAGATTTAAACCTAGAGCACGCAACGCGCAACCCTACTACCGATTGGGCGCAAATGATTAACGCCATTAAAACCGGCACAGATAATGGCACAACGCAAAGCCCGTACCGCTCACGCGCTAAAGCGCAACTAGCCGGAAAGGCGGTAGGTGAATGGATGCAACAACGCGCATATACAATAAACGGCTAAACCGCCAAATTGCCCCGTAAAGGGGCGATTTAAAGTAAGCCTACTTAGTACCCCAAAACAAATTAATAATAAAAGGAAACACACACCATGAGACACACAACCCACCACAACAGAATTAAAAACCACAAGCGCGCGAAACAATCACGCACAACTAAAAACACAGACACGCAGAAAATGGCATACGCCATGCGTGGCGGTAGAAACTTTAATTAACCAATAAGGAAACCTAAAAATGAATTACTCACATCTAACAGACAATGAGATGCTATCTCTAATAGCTAGCAACACGCAAGGCAAAACAAACGCGCAACTAATAGAGATAATAGAGGCTTTATCCGAAAGGGTAGAGCAAGCCCAAATAGACACGCAAGACTCACTAGATGATATCGCGAATACCCTAGACGAATTTAATACCGCTTACGCAACCGTATCAAGCGACATCCCCGCAGATATAACCGATGAGTACAGCGCAGAATTAAAACTATTGCGTGACACCGTTACAAACTACTTATAACAACTAAAAGGAAACCACAAAATGACAAATAAGGAATTAAACCAAATGCTACTAGCTTTAAGAATCGCCTTTATAGGCGCTTTAATCGTACTACCCATAGCAACAGTAGTCATGGACATAATAACGGCATTTACATGCCTTGCCGTAATCGTAACAATAGCAGTTGCCTACCCCCTAATCAAAAAGGAAATCAAATAATGGAAACACAAGAACTAATCGACGCGCTCAACTTCACACTTAACACATCGTGCGGAAACCTAGCACCCCAAACCATCGACCTAATCGTCGAGCGTATACATGAGCTAAAAGAGCTTTTAAAGACGCCCTAATAACCCCCTAAAAATAACCCCCTAGCCGGACATCAAAATCCGGCTTTTTTACGCCCAAACTAAAAAACTGTTGCAAAAACCCCACAACGGAAAATACCCTACTACCTCGCTAGGCCTTTACAAGATTTGTTACACGTTGTTACACTATTTTTACACTCTCACAGAAAACGTATTTTTACACTTCTAATTAAGTGTGTATTTAGGGATATATAGCTTTTATTTTTTATTCTTATTAAACTAAAGTAATAATGTAACAAGAGTAACAAAGAGATATAAACCTCACTCAATTAACTCTTTTTTGTGACGCGCAACCCGTACCTAATCCGTAACTTTTAGTGTAACAATATAAGCCTTTACTAATATAACAATCGGCTAATATTAGCCATTACCGATACTGTTACACTTTGTGACACTTTCGACCCCAATGTGTAACAACAATGTGTAACAGCTCTTTTCATAGTTATATTATATATATAAATATAATAAACTATTGACACGTGTTAAACCATGTGTATAATTAGGCTCAGAGGTTGTAAAAATACAACACTCTATTTTGATAACAATTAGAAGGTAAATAACATGAAAAAAATAACCGTTTTTAAACGTCCTCAACTAGCAACTTTACGTCGTGAATTAGACCTAGAATTGAAACAGCTTGGCGCGCGTCTCGGACTGAATATCTCTTCGGGAAATATCTCTTACGAGAGTAGTGAGTGCACCATAAAGATAAAGGCTCAAATAAAAGGGCAACTCACTCGCAATCAGCAATCAATCGGTATGCACGCATCTCTATTAGGCTTAAATAACATTAAATACGGCTCAGTACTCCACTCACAACGCAATGGCGCGCTTACTTTAGTAGACTACAAGCCACGCTCCCCTAAGTACCCATGGATAGCAGAACTCACTAATGGCAATCAAGTCAAACTCACTGATGCGTGGCTAAAACAACTTGCAACTACTGTAGAGGTGGCATAATGTATTTAGAAAAAGCAATGCTAACAGCAACCCAAAAAGGCGCTCTATTCTGTAACGCAATCGACGAAAGCCCCTACGACTCAGTAGAGTGGTCAAATCGTATGCCCGCGGATGGCTATTCGTTTTCAACTAATGTGGACGGCTCAGCAGAACTCACTTTCACCCATCACTTCGCATGTTACGATGGTTGGGACTCAGTGTCCCATGGCAATACTTTTAACTCACTAACGCACGCAGTAGCCTACGCGTGGCGCGCGTCGTTCGACACGTTCGACTTATGTACTAACAATCAACAATCAAACAAGGACACAGCACATGACTAATATCGCACTAACATGGTACACATATAAGCAACAGCACGTACAACGCACCTCTCTAAAGCTGTCGCGTGCCGACTACGCGGTATATTTGTATATACAGGCGCACCCTCGTACAACACGTGCCATTATTGATAGGGATGAATGCTTTAGCGATATGTCGCTTAGTACGCTAAAACGTACTGTAAATCGCCTACATAGTCTTAATCTTATAACCGCCACTCCCTCGAAGAGGGATAGAAGGCAAGTGGAGCTAACAGCATGAAGAATATCGACTTCGTACAAATCGCGAGCAGGGAATATCTAACCGACCAGCTACCGAGTGGCTGGGAACAGCTACCCGATAAAGAGGTGGATGCCTTTATATCGGCACATCTAATCGCTACTTTTGATTATTGGGAACCCGAAGGGTTATGGGAACTCATTACTAACCACGCAACCTCCTTAGAGAGCATGTACGCTTTAGGGCGCTCAGACGAGCGCACTCTTAGCCAACCGAGATAAACAGAGTAAAAACTCTAAAACGGCGCGCCCGAAACGGCGCCCACACCCCTCTTATACTCTCTAGCACAGCTACCCTCCGCCTCGTCAGCCCATTTGGCGATGTTGCGTATCGCAACAGTACGTATCTGCACACCATCTATTCGGATGGTCTTGTTGTTGGGTAATAGTCCCTCAGCAACCTGTGCGAGTGGGCGGATAACCGCACCTACTCGCTTAGCAGACACATTCTTATTGAACTCGTCCTTGTAAGCCTTGACAACGTCAGAAAGTCTAACGATATCGGACTTGAGAGGTGCCTGTTGTAAGTGATAGGCCTCAGTAATCCAATCTTCAACGTCAGAAGAACTATCAGCAACAAGCTCAGCGCGTGATGCAGTCATAGGCGCGTTGGCATGTGGATTGAAACCGCTTAAGTCCCGTGCCATCAAGTAGCCCAGAATTACAGACAGCCCGTCAGCACTATGTGCCCATTTAAAGTAGTCGCCCCCCTTGTACCACGGCTCAATATGCTCCGCAATCTGGGCGCGCGACATGTAGATGGTCTTACTCTTATAGATAAACAGTCTTCGGTCGCCTTCACTAACAGCCATCGGGAACGCGTGGTTCGTATTCATCCAAATTTGGCAGTAGTTGCGTTGGAACTTTTGGGCACCGCCCTTGATGTTAACTGAAACGGTTGTATCTGTAATCAGAGGTTTTAGTCTGTCTAGCAAGTCCCACTTGTTGTTGGCGGATTTAATCTCATCCATTAGAATGAATCTTGTATCAATCAGCCAATTGTTAAATTGTGAGTTAACAGCGTTGGAATCGGGTGTAGAGTAATTACTCTCGCCGACCAACTTGCCGATTAAGTCTCCTAACGATGTTTTACCTGTGCCCTGCCCATGCATCATTAGAATAGCCCAAGCGGTTTTCTCTCTAGGCTTTTGTACTGTAAATGCAATCCAATCTAGCAAATGCTCGGTTAGCTCTTCGTTGTAATCCACCAGAGAACTAACGTGCGATTTAAAGTCGGTTGCATCTCCCTCAGCAGGGGTGACGTGAGTACCTCTCCATGAGTTAAGGCACGTTGTTTCTCCTACGTAGGCACCGGTTTCGCAGTTGAACACTTCGCCTCGGTCGATAACATGTTTGTCGGGCATGTAAGCGCGTGCAGTAACCTGTGGCGCGCGTTGCTCGATAATCTTAGGGGCTTTTTTACCAAGAGTACGGCCGAATGTCCTGCCTAGTGCAGTTGATGTAGAGTATTTAGTACCTAACATAACATCTCGGTAGCTGTCCTCGTCAGCAACATATACCAAGTAAGGGTGTGACTCACTAACATCCACGTCACCTATTGCGTCAACATCGCGGTAAGTCAGCTCAGTGAACTTAGGGATGGTGTAAGCGCCCTCGGTAATCCAGCTTTTGATGCTAACCATGACATCAGCGGGCAGTAACTCAGCTAGTCGCTTGTATCCTTGAGTAAGGTCGCCATTTTTCCAGCGGTCGATTGTACCGTTTACTTCATTTCGAAGACGGGCAGACTTTTCCTCGTCGCCCGCAGTGGCCATAACCCAGTCCATCATGTCATAGACGGCATCTGGGTCGATATTCGTACCCGATTTGAGTAGTAAGCCTGTGGTGGCAAGTGCTAGGTCGTGTCGATTACCGTCCATCTGTTTCCAGACAACACTCATTAAAGTAAGGAAGGCCATGGTGTCACAGGCAGATTCAATCAACTCTAAATCGTCAAGTTGAGCGAAATCATCCTCCCAGACGCCTTCGGAGAACCCGTGCCATCTAATGGACTCGCCGGACGTGTGAATACTAGGCGGGACTACTGTTTGAGCAGAATTACCTCGTAACTCGACGATGACAGCCTTGTCAGCATCAGCGATGGACGCGGGAAGTGACCACTTGCGTGATTTGACACCCTTTTCTTCAAAAGAGGGTGCGAGGTTGTAGATGTAATGTGAATTTGGCGCGGTTTTCCTACCAAACCGACGTGTCGGGGGTAGGAGCAGGGGCGCAAGCGCTCTAGCTTCGGGTCTATCTAGGTCGATATCGACCTGCTTCTTACCAAGAATTAAGCCTAAGTTGTGGGGCGTGTTGCCATACTCACTTATAAACGACTCATAGTCTAGGACATGTGTATTCCATTTCGACATGATAGGCGCTTTGCCTTTAAACTTGACGGGTGTTAGTTGCCAACCCCAGTTGAGATAGTACTCTCTGGTTGCATTGGCGGACGTTTGTATGAAATCTATTACTTTAGGGTCTTGCTCGACGGACATTACTTTTTCTCCTCATATAAATGTAGTATTTGTTGCTCTCCCCCGAAATACTGTTATAATTACCCTATTACTTAATTATCTCCTCAAGATTGATAGGTAACTTAAAGCCTGCAACTACGTTTTGCGGGCTTTTTTACGTGCTTCGGAACTTACAAGTATAAACTAAACGCTCATTACTAGAGAGTCAATTTTCTCTGCGCGTGTCATAGGGCTATCAAACCCCTGCTCTGAACGTATTTCCTTGATGCCACGCTCGATAGCGATTCGTAGGCTCTCAGTCTTGCCTACAGGGTAGCCGATTAGCTCGGTTAGCTCGTCGCGGAACTTTTCAATGTCCTTTTGCTTGTCCTGTGACACTCTTAGGGCAATAGTGTGTACTTTACTCTTCATTTGTAACTCCTTTTGTTTTATGAAATGCTGATTATACAGTTAGTTGTATATATATGTAATTTATTTTAAAATAATGCTTGACTTATGTGTGTAATTAGATATAATGGCCTCAGCGATTGAGAAAAAGACCGCTATTTTTAAACTAGAAGGAATATAAACATGAACAAAAAACCACACCAATTTTATTTAACTCCAGAAGAGATTGTGAAGAAGGGCTACTTATACGTAGCCTACGGTAGCAACCTCGATTTAGAGCAGATGCAATATAGAACACCCTCGGCGGAGCCTATTGCCACTATCGAACTCCCTAATTGGCAGTTAGTCTTTAACGGTGTCGCGGATATCGTACCAAAGGACGGTGCAAGCGTGTCATTGGGCGTGTTTGAGATTACAAGTGCCAAGGATTGGAAAGCGTTACATAGATATGAGGGAACCCGCCCTACAAATGCGATGTATTACTTAACTGAGATTGAAACTGAGCACGGTACGGCGCTAACTTACACGATGGGTGTCGGAAATATCATTAGTGCGCCTAGTGACCACTATTATGACACGATTGAAAGAGGGTATCACCACTTTGGGATGGATTTAAAGCCTTTGGAGGACGCACGAAAGCATGCAGAGTCAAAAAGACCCCGTAAAAACAGGTGGTACGCAAACTATTTAAATAGTAAAACGAGGACTACTTATGCATACTAATTATAAGATAACCGAGACACCTAATTACGAGGTGGCCATAGCTACCGACGGTAAGACGGGCTACTTTGAACACCATGAACTAGGCGACGAGCATGGTGGCGGGTTGTGGTTTGATGACGGCGCACTGAGAGATTACGACGGCGTGCCATACCTACCAAGAGAAGTATCAATTGAACTAGAAAAAAGAGGTGTAGACATCTCTTACTTAAGCGAGGAGCTTTAAATGAAAAACAAACAACAAGTAGCACATTTATTATTATATAGAGAAGATTTTATTACAACCGATATTTGGATACAAGTGTGTGACACTTTGCGCGTAAACCCCGACGAAGGCGATACAATCACGGTGTACTGGGACATTCCCGCCGATATCAAGTGGACTGAGGAGAACTAAGATGAGTGGAGAACTAACATTTACGTGGACTTACGAGGATTACTTAGCGGTAACAAAGCGTGAGGATAACGAGGCTACAGCTGAGAGATGGGTAAAGGTTGTGGATTTAATTGATAACAAACATTACGAAAGTGTTAATGATGAGATTAGAGGCACTATTGATTTTGTTGATAAAGAAATATTAAAAGAGGAGAAATAAGATGGACACTAAAAGAATAGAAACGGGCGGGGGTAATTATCTAATTCAAGTAAACGATAATAATCGTGTTTTAATAATTGGCGAAGGTTTGGTTACTGTTTGGGAAACTGAAGAAGAATTTTATCAAAATCTTGATGGGGCTAATAATCAAGCCTTAGACACATTCGAATACTAATAGGGGGGAATAAAATGACAGATTGGAACGAAAAAAGAGATAATCACAAACTATCTAAAACGTGGGTTAGATATGCATGTTCACAGTTGCACATCTATCAAGAGCAAAAACATTACTTAATAAAAGAGTTAAAACAATTAAGAGGAGAATTAATATGAAATATACAGTATGGGTGGGTGGAACTGAAGTTACGGATTACCTCGTAGACAGAGATACAGCCGATGAAATATTAATGGACTACTTAGACAAAGGGTACGATGAAAAAGACGTATGGATTGATGAAGTAGTAACACAAATAGACAGAGCAAAGGAGGACGTACGATGAACGCAATAACGACTAAGGTATTCATTGAATACGAACAGATGAGTGAAAAAGTAAGTAAGCTGAAGAGTTTTATAGCTAGCTCCGAAATGGACGAGCTATCTGAAGAGTCTAAACGACTGTTGATATCTCAATTAGCCGTGATGCGTCCATATTTGGACGTACTGCGTGACCGATTGAGTTACCTGTTGAGTGAAGAGAAATGAAAACCATGCACCATGTGTGTATTTAATGTAGAATAGCGAATCACTATGATGGAAGAATATACAGACGCCGAACTAGAGTACATAACAGAGACGTCCGAGACGTTGCAGAGGTTTGCCCTTGGAGCAGAGGAAGTTTTGTCCGGTTTGGACTATGACAGCGCGTTTAGGTTTGTCTTAGGTGTGTCTCAAACTGCACAAGAGCATATATCTAATATACTTAATGATGTAGCGCATGGCAAGGGGTCAGAGGAGCAGATTAGATTAGCTGTAACCCACTTAGCCCCCGCCTGTTTAATACTAACTCAGATTTTGTATGCCTCCCTTGATAGCCGAGTACTCATCGACCGCTCTAAGTTTGTCGACGCACTATCAGAACGAGCCACTACGACAGCGGAGATGGCACTTAACCAACTTGAGGGGAAAACACATGCTCATTAGCAAGGAAAAAGCACAGCTTATATTTTCAGAAAGAGAAGGCAGAGAGTCATTTAAAGCGCCTTTTAAGGATATTAATGGATTGGCACTAACCATATATGCACAACTCCGTAAGAAGCCGGAGCATGAGTTTATGTTGATGTACTATCGTAACAGTGCACATGTTATGCTGATGGACTTAGAGGAGAACTTCACTAAGAAATTCTCAGACGCTATGGAGACCATAGAGCAATTCTCCTGTCAGAACAAGACTGTGGATAAAGAGTACTGCACGGTGGGTATATACTCGATTGAAGGGTCGAAGGGGATGCTTAAGCATTGGATACTGCACGATTTAAAGTACATGAAAGAGGAGCTGGAGAAGGAAAATGATGGTAGATGATATTTATGGTGGTAGGTCGTTTTGCGAGGCGGACGAGTGTCTTGAGATAAGCTGTCAGCACCATCAGCAACGTATAGATGTAATAGAATACGAGCAATCTGGCAAGCGTCTGTCTATTAAGGACTATCATAAAGACTGCGAGGATTACACCCCTCCCGTATTTAATCTATACGATGTATTCGAGGTCGGATACATATGTGAGGACTGCACCCATGGTTTCTATGAGGCAGACTTAGAGGACGAGCCTAGGGGCAGAGGGTGTCGCGTATTAGAGGACTCTTTAGACGAAACAGAGTGCCCCGAATATTTCATATGTGGAAAGGAGAAATAACATGCCTGTGTATGTTGATTTAGTAAAACAGAAATTTGGTAGGCTGTCCGTTATAAGTCGCGCACCGTCGCGTAAGGCAGACCGTCGTGCTATGTGGAACTGCTTATGTGGTTGCGGTAATAAGCACGTCGTATCTACAGCAGACTTACGGGGTGGCAGAGTACGTTCATGTGGTTGCTTGATACTTGAGCGCGATGAAAAAGGACGTGTTGCACATAAAAAACTTTAAATAAACTTACACCAAGTGTTTATTTAGGGTATATTTAAATCTCTTTACTTTAACTCTTAGGAGCATAAGCAAAGTTGACGGCAGACCCGCTCCGATATGCGGGTACAGTAGAGTACAGGGGGTTTTCTTAATGTTTTCCCCTTTTCATGCGCCTTGGCTTTGGCGTGTACGATAAAGCCAGTACGCTAAGTGGGAGATACCTTATTGTCTCCCTCCTTATTATTAGCCAGCTCGAGAGTGCTGGTGTACGAGAAACTCTCACCTAACACATAGTCGCGATGACCGACTTTAAACAGACATCAATTTAGAATAACAAATAGAAGGAGAATAAGATGGAAAACATTGATATGTTTGAGGTACTACTTGGTTTTGGCATGTTATATATGGCATGGTTACTAGCCTACATGATGGATTTTAACGATGACGTTATTAACGAGGGTAAGAAAAGTGCCAAACTATAAATTTAATGAGGACAGTGTCCTAGGAAACTTAAGTAGCTATATCGACGGAACGTATGACCAGCATTATACGAACAGGAATAATGACGTACAGGCGTTGGATGTTTACCAAGCGCGAGGAACGCTCACTAACACGGCGATTGACAACGCAATCAAGTATCTTATGCGCTACGGCAAGAAAGATGGCTTAAATCAAAAGGATTTGCTTAAGGCGATGCATTACTTAGTCATTGCCATGGGTAATGAGGAACGTATTGAGGACGCTATTATTGCCTACGAGCCCGAGATACTCTCAGCAGAGGTAGTGATACTTCACGGCGTACAGTTTGACCTATACGTGACGTTTACAGACGGAACACAGCGTAAGGTACTAATGAATAAGATACTGACAAAACAGTATGACTACCTACGCTCAGACGGTATGAAGTTTAGAGACACTTTCAGTTTTTCGCCTTTTCTAGTACAATGGGATGACTATGTATTAGACTACACAGCAGATGAACTTTACTCCATGGGGAAGAAACGAGACTATGTACCAAGACGAAGCGTGGGATGAATACTGGGAGCGCGTAGAGCGCAACCAAAAGAAGAAGTAAATAACATAACACCGCTTAGAACTCGGGCGGTGTACAATTTAAAGGAATAACATGCTAGTTTGGAAACAAGGCATTAAGAAAACAGCCCCTATGGTACAGTCTCGTTTAGACATACCTGTACCCTTACCAGAGGATTTAAAAGAATATGTACATCCAAGTCTACCCGAGATTGAAGCAGGCGTACCATTCGCCTTTGACACAGAAACTACTGGCCTATCTCCTCACGGGGATGACCGTATTGTGGGTTATTCCGTTAGTATTGCTGGCGGGACTAGTTTTTATGTCGCTTTTCGTCACGATGGGGACAGTGGCAATATGGATGAGCAAGTAGCACTCGACTATTTAAAGTATCTAATGGAGTTGCCTAACCTTAAGGTGATGGCTAACGCTAACTTCGACTTACGGTTTGTGATGGCAGAGGGCATTACACCCCAGCC